TGCAGATGTAGCACTTGTTAAAGTTAATGTAGTTCCACTTGCAGTATATGCAGTTGTAGGTTCTTGTCTTACAAAATTTATAAATAATGCTAACTCATTTTCGTTAGTTACAGGATTATCAAGTGTGTAAGATGTAGTCGCACTTGTAGTGAAGTCTTGCTTTGCAAAACTTGTATAACTTAATGCAGGTTGATTTCCTATAAACGGCATTAATCTCCTATGTACTTATTGCATCTACTGTTGATACCCAAACATCTAATGATGAAGCTGTATCTGATATTACTTTTAAAGCATCACCAGATTGAACTACAAATTTTGCTCCACCATCTAATACTTGTAATGAAGAACCTGCAGGGATTGGTGCGTCTTTAATTAGGTAAATATCATTCACACCATCATTAATATATACAGATGCAATTACAGCAGATGTTGTAACATTTGCAACTGATATACCTACAACAGTATCGTAACTGTCTGAAGTAAATAGAGTTGCTGCTGATGTACCTACATCATTTCTTGTGTATCTTCTAAAGTTCTGTGCCATATATACTCCTTATTATAAAGCGATTGCCATTGCAATAGCAAATCCATTAGTTGCAAAAGATGATGTATCTGTAGCTTCAACATTTTGCCAAGCAGAGCCATCCCAATATTTAAGTACGTTCCCCGTTGTATTAAAATATAATGCACCGTCAATCAAGGCATCCCCATCATTATCTGTTGTAGGGTCTGATGCTTTGGGTCCTAAATATCTATCATCAAAATTATCGTATGCAGTTTCCGCAGCAGTAGCACTTGCAGCAGCAGCGGTAGCTGAAGTCGCAGCATTGGTTGCTGATGTACTCGCAGCACTCGCAGAGGATGCAGCATTAGTTTCTGAAGTCGATGCAGCAGATGCTGAACTGGCAGCAGCTGTGGCACTTGATGCAGCATTGGTTTCAGACGTTGCGGCATTGGTTGCAGAAGTTGCAGCATTGGATGCTTGAGTAGCAGCCGAGGTAGCAGAGCTTGCAGCAGCAGTTGCTGATGAAGCGGCATTAGTTTCTGATGTTGCAGCATTTGTTGCAGAAGTAGACGCATTGCTAGCAGACGTGGATGCTGCAGAAGCAGAGCTAGCTGCATTGGTTTCACTTGTTGCTGCGTTGGTCGCAGATGTTGCAGCATTTGTCTCTGATGTAGCTGCATTGGTTTCTGAGGTAGCGGCAGCTGTTTCAGATGCGGCAGCGGCTGTTGCGCTAGCAGCAGCATTGGATGCAGAAGTAGCTGCAGCAGCGGCATCTACAATTAAAGACCATTTTCCTATATCGGCATTAGAACTTAATGGTAAAGAACCAGATGATGTATGAGCTGTCTGGCAAATGTATATGTTATCATTAGTTGTATCTTTAACAATATCTCTAACCGCAAATGTTTCACCAGCAGACCAATTTCCTTTAAAGGTTCCTAGCTCTTGAGCAACACTTAACTCTCCTGTATTATCAAATGATAAAACTTTATTAGCTCTATCAGTTGGTCCCACAGTAAATTCTGTGTTAGTCATAGTGTTAGTTCTAGAAATTTTAATTGATCTATCTACTTCTTCTTGTAATTCTTGAGCTAAAATAACTGATCTATCTAAACCTTCTTCATGTGTTTCTGCAGGAAAAGGGTCGTTCGCTATATAGTCGATTGCTTGAGTTTGAGTAGTATCTCTAAGTAACACAACTGTTTCTGTTGCACTTGGAATATTACCCGCAGTAAATGTAATGCTTCCTCCAGATGGAGAACCTACACCTGTAATAGTATAATGTGTTGTTAAAGTTTTTGTAGTCTCAGTTCCTAGAGCTGATCTAATAATAACGGTTAAGTCAGACTCAGCTAATACTTTAAATGTGTAACTAAAGGTAGTGGTAGTTCCATCACCCGAATAACTGTTTTTTACAATTGTAGTCGATATTGTCATGCTATCCTTATATATTATTTTTTAGCTGATAATAGCTTTTTGTATGCCAAAATATATTTATATTATCAAGCATTTTATTAATTAAATATTCTCTTTGGTAATTCACTTGGTTTACTTTCACCAGGAGACCACCAAAAATCTTGTTGGGTGTCTCTCATATAGTTGTTAATTATACGGCTATTTCTACTATCAAAATCTGGGTCTAATTGTCTTTGGATAGTTTCCATAATAACTCTTTCCCATAATAACCTTAAATAGAATACCGATGAACCTGGCATGTTTCTTTTTAAAAAATTTAAACTATCACCTACTACATTAGTATCTCTACCATTGAGATGATCGAATATAGCATTTTTAGGAATACCTAATAAATCAGATAAGAAACCCATTGCAGGTCCTGGTAAAGTTTCTGCCATAGTTTTACCATATCTATTCGTGTCATTAATAAAAAAATCACCAAATAGACCTAAACCACCTCCTGTAACTAAAGCTCTTAAAAAATATTCGCCTGGATTTTCTTTTACATAATCAACAGGAGTTGGATTTCTACCTTTAGTAATTTCTCTAAGTTCCATAGTAAAGGCACCATATAAAGCTCCACTTAAAATTATATCACCCATATATCTAAATTTACCTAAACCTTGTTGTGAAATACCTCTGGCAATGTGAGTAAACATAAGTGTAATTGGAAATTGTTTAAACATAGCAGCAGATAAAATAAGTTCTCCAGCAAAGGTACCAGGTCTAGCATTTTGAAGTAAAGCAACACGTCCTTTTGCAGATAAAGATGGAACCGCAAATTCAGTTTCTGTTTTAATCATATCAAAAAATTTAGCTGCAATTCCTTCTTTGGTATAATCATCAATATCAGTTCTTATTCTAATTTCATCGGGTATAAAAAATTTTGCTTCTTTACCTTGATAAGAAGGTATATCTTCACCTGCATCATACAATTTAGTAGTTCTTGCAACATTCCAATCATCTTCTGTAATACCATATCTTTTAAACGATCTTTGTAATGGTTTATCTAATTCATTAAATGTTTTACCAATACTATCTGCAAGATAACCCTGGAACTCCATACCAAAACCCCAACGTCCAGCTTGTGTATGACCTTGTAGTCCAGATAGAGTAAGTGTGGCATCTGCTAATCTTTGTGTAAATTCTGAACCATTAACTTCTAACATAAATCGATTGACTTGTTGTGAATATGGAACCCAGTTTTCTGCAATCAAACCAGTTCGTATTGCAAGTTTTGCAATCTGTGGGTCTTTAGCAGTTAATCCTTCTTTGTATAATTCTAAAGTTTTTCTAGCAGATTTGAACGCAGGTAAACCATTAAAACCATTAGTAACCCTTTGCCAGTTAAAGTCTGTTAATGCAACAATAGAAGCTGAACCCAAATAAGATGAAGTTAGTACCTGTCTTAAATTTGAGAAAGTTCTTGCCCAGAAGGGACTGCCTGGTTGTCCAAGTTGATTTTTAAAATATAAATGTAAATTTTCAAAACCAGCTTTAAATAAACTACCTTTGACAGCAGCTTCTGCTTTGTCCATTTTAGTCGCTTTTAATATAGAAGGTTTTAAAGGCTCATCACCTGTTGCTTTTCTTCCTGCTGCTAAAACTGTATTTTTTAATTCAATGTAAGTTTTGTCTGGGTCTGGTCCTAAAATTCTCATCATAGCAGTATCTCTTGATACACTATCAATATGTTTCATTACTAAACCAAGTAAACCACCTTCTTTAATTCCAAATTTTTGTTGATAAGTTTTCCAAGCATCGGAGTCTTTAAATACTAAAAATCTATGATCTATTCGTTTGTTGTAAAGTTTCCCTTTTTGTAAAATGTTTCCAGTTTTATTTAAACCACCTTGAGTAATCGTTTCCCAAACATCTGCTAAAGCTAATCTTAAACTTTCATCACTTGCAAATACTTTGCTAGTAGTATGGTCAATCATTTGTGAACGATTAAGTAATGGAAAAATAAAATCTGTCCAAGCATCTTTACCTGCTTTACTAATAGTAACCCAATCATGCGGTTGAGGTAAATGGTAATCAGCTCTAACAACAATGTTACCACCATATTTATTATGTCTAGCAACTACTAGATCATTTGCTTTTCTATAAGCCTTAGCCATTTCAATCGCAACAGTATCGTTTGTATCTTCATTAAATAAAGCTTTTAATAAATTAGTTTCTGTAGTTTGTTTTTTTTGATTTTTTTTACCAAACAATAAACCAACTTTTTCCAAAGGTTTTTCTCTAAGCTCTGCTAATACTTCATCTAAGTATCTTTGAACAATTGCAGTTTCTTCTTGTATAGCACTTTCTAAAGATTGAAAGTTTGCCATATCATCTCTAGCATAAATAGCGATTGCTGCTTTATTAATATCTGGCTCTCCTTTAGCATTTCTGTATTCCGTAAGTTTACGTCTAATCTCCACCTGTCTTTGCATTTGTAAACGGTTACGTCTTTTTTTAAGTAATGCTTGACCTTTAAAATTATCATAAGCATCTTTAGCAGCTTTAATACTTGCTTCAGTAGGATTAATACCTTGACCTTTATAAAATCTTTCTTGCATACCAATGAACTCTAATTGTTCATCGTATTGTTCTTTAGTAACTAAACCTTCATTTAAACCATTTGATAAACATTGTTTGTAACTCATTATGTGCAATCCTTTAATCGTTGTAAGAACGTGTCATCTTGTTGTTCACGTTGCAAGATTTCTTTAACTGTAATGTTAGTGTTTTCTAGTTCGCCAGTATCTTTATTTAAGACTGTTTGATCTGGGATTTTGTCATCGGGACTGAGTTTTGCAACAATGTCTTCTGAGTATCCTCGGACACCAAGTTCAAGTCCGCTGTCTTCATAAACCACTCCTGCTCGTTGTTCTCCATCTTTAATGCTAGTTCCGCTGAAGTTTCTTTTGGAGTTGTCAATTTTTCCGATTTTGTATTTTTCATTAAGCGCATTATAGTTGTTTTCTATCCCTTTGACAATATCATCTGTAATTAATTTTTTACCATCAATTAATCTATTTTTAGTAAATGTTCTTGTTACGTTCCTCATTAATAATTCTGGTACATCTGCTGTTATAAGTTTTACTTTTACTGTGTAACCTTCTTTTTCTGCATTACTAATAACTTTTTGTAATTTTTCTGAAAATCTACCTGTAGTTGGATAAATAATATTATCACCATTTTTAGATGCAATCTTCATAATTTGATAATTAATAATACTACTTTCTACATGAACACCGTTAGCATTAGCGCCTTTTTGAAATTCTGGTAGTAATGATTTTATATCATCGCTATCTGCAACAATTGCTCCTAACTTATCTTTTTCTTGTGTAACAAATGTAGACTTACCCGATGCAGTAGGTCCCATTACAATAGTCAGTTGTCTTTCTTTTTTAGCAGCACCTGTACCATAAACTCTTTTTATAAACTCATCTAAACCAACTCCTAAGTTACCAAAGTCTCTAGTCTTAAAATATTCTGGTGTACCAAAATTTGCTCTAACAGATGTGTCATTAAAAAATTTAGCATTTTCATCAAACTTTTGTTTAACCAAAGGATGATCTAAGAACTTGTTTGCATTAGCAATGGTAGGTTCTAGGTTTTTGATTTCGTCAATTAATCTTTCTTCATTTAAATTTAAAACGGTTCGAGGACCAGTAGTAGGTAGGTCTTCACCAAACAAATTAGTATTTAAATCTTCTATTTGTTTTTCAACAACTTCTGGATTTTTAGATACTTCTTTGTGTTTTAAGTCTTCTATTATGTCGACTTTTTCTGCTGTCGGTTCTTTAGATATTGATGATGACGGAGTTTCAACTTCATTAGTTCGTTGAAGTCCCCCAGCTGAGAACCTATCAAAATCGCCTTCTCTAACTGCTCGTCTGACAGCTTCTTCAGCGAGTCTCCTAGCTTCTGACTTGTTACCCTGTTTGAAGATTCCTGCTGCGGCATTGAAGTCGTCTGAGAGTCTTCCTGTTTGGGTAGCGATGTTACTAAGTCTTTCGTAGATTTTTTCATTGTCTATTCCTCTTTGTAAGTTTTCTTGTTTATTTAAAACATTACCAGCAGAAGATAAATCTTTTTCATTCGCAAGTACAGTTTTAAATACATCTTTTAGTTTTTTTGAATTTTGAGCTACATACTTAATCAAAGCTGTTTTTTCAAATATTAATGTTTCTTCAAAAAATTCTTTACCAAATAAAGTTTCTTGTTCTGATTTTACAGTAGGTGTTCTTTTAATTTGATCTAATACAGTATCTATTTCTTGTAAGGATGTAAATTTACGAGTTGATAATGCTGCTAATAATTTATTATGAATTGATTTGTTTTCTATTTTTAAACCAATACGAGCTGCTAAATCTTCATCTATTCTTTTATTTAAAAATAAACCCCAAGCATCATCTGATAATTTAGATAAACCATCAGCATTTCTAATTAATTTTTGTTTTAAAGGTAAAGTTTTTTTAATTTTATCCCAATCTAATTTACCAGTTGTTCTTAATACTCTTGCTGCATCTAAAGCTGAACCAGTATTATTTCTTAGATTAACCAACATACCTTTAACCAGCATCATTTCTTTAGGGATATTATCTACTTCTTTAAATACATGAGCTATAATTTTAACATCTTGACCTCTAGCTTTTAATCTTTTTGCAAGTCCTAGTCTTTGGTGTCCATCCACAACAGCTTTTGTACCATCTGCAAATTCATAAATTAACAATGTACCTGCTGAGGGTTGGTCCCAAGCTTCTACAGCTTTTAACTTTTCACTTACCCCAAATACGTCTCCATCCATTTTGTATTGAAATTCACCAGGTCTAAACTCAATTTCGTCTGGGTCTAAAGTTCTTACGGTACTTTTATAATCATCTAAAAGTTTTAAATCAACTTCAGCAGTTGGTTGTTCAAGTATTTTATTTGGTTTCTTATCAGCAAATACTACATCTGCCATTTCATCTATACGTTCATCAAATTCCTTATTGCTAGCTGGATTATCAATAAAAGGGTTATCATCATCTGTTAATGAAGTTTTAGTAGCAACTTCTGCAGGCTCTGATTTTAATTTAGGATTTTTCTTAACTACTTCTGCATACATTCTTTTTAATCTATGAGTAGGTATTTCATCTAATTTATCTCTAATAATTTTTAAACCATCTCCTGTTAAATCAAATCCTTTACCTAATCCCTTAAATAAACCCAGTAAGGCAGGACCACCAATTGCAGCTCCTAATGTTGCTGCAGCTATTTTTTGTTGTTCGGGTGAAAGAGTTAAACCAAATACTTGTAAATCTGGGTCTTCAAAACCAAGTTGTTTTCTATATTCACCAACATAACCATATTGAATAGCAGTCTCTGCAGTAGCTGCTAATACACTTTCAATCATAGCAATACGTCCAGCAGCTGCTAAAAATGTTTTAGGTACTTGATAAGCAAAACCAATAGGTAAAGTTCCAACTATAAATGGGTCAGCAACTACACCTGCTTGACCTACAAATGAACCAAACTTACCATAACCACTTGCTCGACTTCTTATGTCTTGTAAATTTTCAAATGATTGTTGTGCTTCAAACCCTATTTGTTTTTGTAAAGCTTCTTGGCTATCCAAACCTTTATCTTTTAAAAGTTTTTTTAAATTAACATCTTCTTCTAATTTTTTATTTAATCTTTCGTGAAACAACTCTATTCTATTTTCTAGAGGGTCTACATCTTCAGAAGTATAAATATCTAAATTAGTTTCATCAAATGATTGTCCTTCACCAATCATAGGATTAGTTAAATCAGTATGACCTAGGGTGTGCGCCATATCTACAACTTCACCATATTTATTCATAAGGTTCCATTGTTCAGAAGTAGATAGCTGTGTTTTCTTTACATAGTTCCAGGCAGCAGCAAGGTTTTCATTGTAGTTAGTTTTGTTACCAGTTGCATATTCATCTGGACTAACTCTAGTTGCTTTGTCTTCATCTATAAAAAAAGACATAGATTACTCCTGTATTTTAGATTTTATTAAATTTAAATCTAGGATTAGCGGTTGTTGAGTTCCTTTAAATAAATCAAAATTTTTAGTCATTACATATCTTGGTTGACCTTTGAACGGATGGTTAGTTAATGAAATCATATACCGACCATTACCTACTGCAACAAATTCTGGGTTTTCATTATTTTTAAATATATCAATTGATCTGATAGAACCATCTCTTATAGATGCTCCAACACCTTCTTGATTACCAATAGCCTGTTTAAATAACTCTGGGTCTTGTCTTAATCTTTCTACAATGTTTGAAAATTGTCCTTGTTTTACAAATGAAGGTATAGAAATAAATGTACCATTATATTTATCTAATCCACCATAATTATCAATTTTACCAGCAGCTAAATTAATTGCATTTTCAAAAATATTTTTTTTGAAAGTTACATCTGTCTCTCCTTTAATATACATTTCATAAGCATAAATATATTCAGCAGCTTCAATAATGGCATTATAAGTTTCTGGATTATTTGGATAAGCTTCTCTATATTTTGCAACAGTAGATTTATAAGTGCTTTCAGATTTTTTAATACCTGGTGAAATGTTTTTGTTTTTAACAATATCGTAACCACTAATAGCTTTTTTAAATCCTTCTCCATACTGACCAGTTTGATTAAATAAACCACCTATATAAGCAAAGAATTTATTTTTAGGTGCAATTTCTGAAAAGACACGTCCAGCATCTTGACCAAATGTTTTATTAATTGTTGATAACACTCTAACTAACTGATCTTTATTTCTATTGTTTTCAAAAAAATCAGTCAATTGTGATTTTTCATCTTCACTAAAATATTTAGTTTCAACTCCATAAAATGCTGAAATAGATTTAGCCTGGATAATTCTTTCACTCATTGCATTAGCAACTGTATCTGATTGCGCAGGATTATTTAATAAATCAGTAATAGGTAAAGCGCTAACATTGTTAAATACACCAATATTTTTTGCAGTAGTGATTGGGTCTTTAATTAAACTGCTTGATATTTCATTATAAAAATCTCTAATAACTTCAGATTTTAATACTATATCTGGGTCTGCACCTTCTTTAACAGTAAGTGCTGCAGAGTTTGCTTTAGATAATTCTTGATAATTCATTGTTTTTAATTCAGATAAAACTTGTCCTTTTAATAAAATTTTGTTTGCTCTATCTAAAATAGAATTATCTTGTGTTGAAGCAGCTTCATCAATTATGTTTTCTAAAACACTTACATCTGGAAGACTGTAATCTTTCAATTGATCTTCCATAACCTTTAAAGTTTCTTTAGCAGTTTCATTTATAGTTTGTCTATTTTTTCCTGCATAAGCTTTTAGTTTTTCTATTGTATCTAAATTATTTATATTTTTAATTGCATTAGCTAAACCTTCTTCTGGGTTTACATCTATTTCTCTTTTTGCTTTATAAAAATCTATATCATCATAAGAACCCTTTTTTACTTTTTCTGAGTCTGGACCAAATAGATTTTGAAATTTAGATGAATTTAAAATATTATTTAAATCATTTAATGCTAAATCTTTTAGCTCTTGGGTCTCACCATAGACAACATCCTTTTTTAACTTTTCAATATTTTCTAATTCTAGTGTTTGGGATTTTATAATAAAAGCTTTGTTAGAGTTTTTTCTAACAACTATACCATCTTTAATTTCTTGTTTTTTTAAATATGAGTCAAATAATTTTTTAGAAAATCTATGTTTAAAATTACCACCAACATTAATTTTAGCTTTTGTTAAAGCATTATTATAATATTTAACTGCTTCATCTGGGTCATCTATCATGCCAGCTTTTTCAACTGCCATAGATAAACCTTCAAAATTTTCATTACCTTCTAATATTTGTCTTGATTTTTCTAATACTTCATTTTCTGATTTTCTAGTTTCTATTTCTGCATAAAGTTTTGTAGCAGTTTGTGCAGCTCCTTTAAATGCAGTTCCTATTTGTGCAGCTGTCGCCTGGCTAACTCTCATTCCAGACGTTGTAGGTCTAGCAGCTATTTCAGAAGTAGGTTTAACTTGTGTTTCATAAATCTTAATTGCCATATTAGATTACTCCTACTGTTGATGCGTCCGTTAAAAGACTAGATGCCGCTCTAAAGTAACTTGCGGTTTTAGCAACTCTACCTCTATATCGTTCAACATTTGCTTCTGCTCTTTGCATAATTGCATCATTTATTCCTTGGTCTCTAGCAATCTCAGCATTGTATTGCATCATGTCTCTATCAGTATCAACCATAATTTGATTTTCTAATGCTAAAGAATATGCTGAACCAGAAAATTCTACTCCTGCTCCTGCAAAAGAAGTTTCTAATGCACCTCTTTGTTTTTCAGCAAAATAATCAAAACGTGGTAAATCGTATTGTTCAAATACTTTATAACCTTGTTCGGCTTGTTGTTCTTTTAATTTTGCATCTCGATCAAGTAAAGCTGCATTGTAATTAGAAGCTTTTGCTGCTGCATCACCTGCAATTAAATCACCAAAAAAACTCATACTATTATCCTCGCATATCTTATATAATTTGAACCATCTGGACCGTAATACTTCATTAATCCTTCTTTTTCAAATCCTAACCATTCAGCAAATTTATGACCTAGTTTAAAATCTGCTTTTACGTTAGTTTGTATTCTTTTTACTTTAGAAGTTTTAACAAGTATATCAAATTTTTCTTTAAAATTTCTAGCCATAGATACTCTATATTTCCAAACATCTTTAGTAGCCATAACCCACCCTTCGGCTACACCATCCCACAGCAAGTAAATGCCGCCTGCCGCTATTGGCTTGTGATTTGCAAGCGCTGTAAACGACATCCCAACTCTTTCTAAATACTGAGCATATTTTCTATGCTCTGGTTTTAAATAAAGTTCTTGTGCATTAAGCTGTTGGCTTAATATAAATTTTGCGTGTTCTGACTTAAAAGGAATTATATCCATTAAGTATCGTATAGCTCCAATCTTGCGTAAATTGCTAAGACAGTCATAGGTAAAGGTTGATCTTGTTTTACTACTACAAAACCATCTGTACCATAATCGCTCGGAAACTCGGTAGACTTATCTCCTGTAAACAAAGGAACAGGTGCGGTCATGGCAGCTGAACTATCTCTAAATGGAATAATATCCAAAGTATTTTCATTGGGTCCTACCTTAGCACCTACTGTTTCAAAAAATCTTACTGTTACATCATAAATTCTTTTTGTTTTAGTTTGGTCAGTAATTCCTCCACCCTCATCTATTCTCATAGTTTTTAATAATGAGTCATAACCTAGACCAACAACTGCATCGGTAGTTGCTATATCTAGTGATATAGAACCAGAACTGACTACCTTATCTGGGTGTGTTGCACCATTAATGATAATTTTTACTGTTTCACCTTCTAAGTGATCTAATCCACTTAATGTACTCGTTGAAGAACCAGAATAAGTTAATCCACTATCTACAAAATGTATTTCTTCTAAGTCTGAACTAAAATTATATGGTGTTAAATATTCAACATATTTTTTAGTAGCACCATTAATTGTTCTTTCAACTATAACCCATACTTGGTCTTCATCAGTATCAATATCAATAACAGCAATTGATTTACATTTAGCATCAGTTCCACCAAAGTCATGTTCATGCCAGGCTACTACATCTTGTAATCTATTGTAAGTCATGCCTACTAAACTTCCATCTACTCTTACACACCAAACAATACTAAAAGGTTCTTGTTGATAATCCATTTGAACAATGCCTGATAAAGTTATGTTTTCTGAAAGGATGGTAAGGTCTGGTGCTATGTAACCGTCTGTATCAAAGTTATAAGCTAATTCTCTAATTTTTCTTTTAGCTCTTTGAACAAACAAAGTTGAGTTACCAATTGATATTCCATCTATTCCTGCAGAACCATAGTTAGATTGTTTTCTAATATTTAGATTAGTAGGGGTTATAGGAGCCGTAGTTCCTCCAGACGTTACAGTAAATTCTCCACCTGTTGTCATTACAATTAAAGTTCTTGTAGCTTTAATAGATTGAATTGCGTTTACTTGGTTAGATGCAATTGTATAAATCATTGCAGAACTATCTGTAGTAGCTCCATGGTAATTATCATCCATATTTTCATAATCACCAGATACTGAAAAAAATAATGTTTGTGGTTGATCTGTAGTTCCTGCAAATACTAATCGTTGTTCAAAGAAGGTTACGCATCTTGGATGACCTGTGGTATCAGAGAATGAACCCATTGCAAAATCATCAGTTGCAGAACCAGAAGATATTACCGATTGTACGGTACCCGATACAGAGGTTGAAGACGTATATCCTGTAATTTTAACATGACCATCTTTAATGTGAACTAATCTTCCAACATCAGTAGATAAAAAACCTTGGTTAGAATTAACACCTGTTGTTGATGATAAAGTTAATACAGTTGAAGCACCTTCTGCAGTATGAGAACTTGTCATAGTTGTAGAAGTAGTATTATGATCTTGAAAGGGACCATTTAAAAAATCAACTGTAGTTAGTGTCCAGGACGTATGACCTGTACGAGATAATTTTCTAACGGCATGATTTGGGTGGCATAAGTACATTACGTCAGCAGATTGCGCAAATTTTATATCAAACAATTCTGCTTCTAAGTATGGTGAACTAATTTCATAAGGTGAACCACCAGAAGAAATTTGACCATCATCTTTATAAAAACGAATATACTGATTACCAAATTCTAAAATATAAGTTTGAGTAGTTGAAAAAGAAAATGGAATAAGTCTGGTAGCTTTAGAACTATCTTTTACTTCAGATACAAAATGAGTTCCAGGTCTTCTAGTAATTGGACCATGAGGTTGAACTACAAAATTGTTTATTGTTTTACCAGATGAAAAATATTTTTGAAAGTCTGTACGACCTTCCATTCTAGGTGATAATTGTCCAGCAGTAAAACTTGGTACTGATACAAGTGTCTTTGGCATTTTATAACCTACTATTTATAAAATCTTCTGAAGAAATATTATCTGTTGGACCTAGGGTAGCATCGGTATTGTAACCTTCACCAGCATCCGCATGTCTAGCTTCAGATAATTTTAATTGATATTTCTCTGCCATTCTTTGTTGTAAGGTTGCATTAGCAGTAACCGCATAAGCAATATCAGAAGCAAGCGCTGCAGAAATACTTTCTCTTAATAAAACATCCATCTCATTAGGGTCAGTAATTCTTGCAACGTAAACTAATTTTACACTTGTATCGTTAGTTAAAATTTTACGTCCTTCAATTTTATAATTGGAGTCATAATTTTGTATTGTTAAAACTCTTAGACAATCAGAAGGTAAAGTATATTGTTTAGTAAAACCCCAATCTGGATTAACTGTATCTGCAGCTAAAGTTTGTCTTTTGATTGCTGAGTTCCAAGGATGCGCTCTTAATACACTATCTTTAACGGTCTCATATCTCGCATTACATAGTCTGCCATTTTTAGAATTTTCTGTTAGAGATAAAATAGTTGATGCACCTAATTGATTTAGTGCTGAGTTACAAATTTCTATTACACTAGCCATCTTTTTTATTCTCCTTAATTATATATTTTCTTCTAATCTTTCTATCATTTTCTAATGCAAAAATCTCTTTTTCAGTTTTCTCAAGTTTTGCATCAAAACCATGATGTATTTTAGCAGTATTTTTAAATCTATCTACTAAAACATACCTATACACATAATTCTCTTTTTTAAAATGTAATACAGGTTTTAAATCTTTTATTGTCTTCATAATGTGATGAGGGGATTGCTCCCCTCACCAAGCTAATGATTATTCGTTACATCTAATCTCAACTACTTTGTCTTCTTCCATTCTAGTAGCACCAATTGCCATAGAATAGTAAACTTGTGTAGCATAAGATTTATCATTTCTTTCATCAATTCTAGCTTTTACGTCAGAACCGATTGCAAGTTTTACAGCATCTTCAGTAAACGCGAAGATTTTTCTATCGTCTGTATTAGTTGCATCGAAAGATAGTCTTGTAGACATGATGAACTGGAAACCCATAAACGAGTTAATATCACCTTGAGCAAGAGCTTTAACTGTGTTGAAGTCAGAGCTTTTTACTTCTGTAGTGTTTAACAAGTCTTGGATTTGTTTTGGACCACAAACGATGTACTTTTTGATTGAAGGGTCAACATCATTATTATCTAAGATGTATTTCGCTTCTAAAAGTTTCGCTACTGTTAATCCATCAGTTTGGTTTACAGTTGCACCAATTTTTTGTGCTGCTGGTAGAGAAGTAGTAGTTCCACCTGCAACACCTGTAGCTGCATCTGCATCAAAAGCAGAAATGATAACATCATCCATACTTCTACCCATAGCAGCAGCCGCAGCTTTTGCATAAGATGAAGTTGGGTCAATTAACATTCTTACTTTGTCTAGATCGTCAATAAGATCAGCCCACTCGTAATCTGCAAGAGATACACGTCTTCTAGAGTGGGGTGTATCTACTTGAGGAGTTGCGCCGTGTCTTGTTGTTCGAGCAACAGCTGCTGTAGCACCGATTTGGTCGAAGAAAGCATTTTTTCCTCTAACCGTTTCGACATCAACAGCACCTCTTAACTTACTCCCCATTTGTTGAGCAAGCATAGTAACATTTGAAGAATATTGTTCTACAAATGCTGTAGTTATTTGAGTTGACATAATTTATGTCTCCTTTTTTGTGTTGTGTTAATGTTAAAATAATCGGTTGATTGTCCTTGCGGGTCGTCCTAAATTTTTAACCTCTCGGTCTTTTGTCTTTCCAAAATGCCAAACGGGTCTTTCGATTATCCGTTATTCAAATTTACTATACTGAGTTGTGTTTCAAAGCAAGTAAATCTTGAACCTCTTGAACAGCCAAAGCATGACCTGGATGATTTTTATTCCAGTATGCTGAACCTTCTTGTTGTAAACTAGCGATCTGTTTATCAATTTCAGCAGGTGTCATGTATTGTGGTCCTTGTGCTGCTACTAATTTATCTTCACCTAAATCATTAGCTATATTAGCAAAAGCTTTGATAAAGTCTGGATGATCTCCAATTTTGGTTCCATCTGATAAAGTTAAATGTGCAAAGTCATCATTGATATATTTGTTAGCAATGGTACTTGCTTGTTGAACTTTATTATCAAATGCAGCACCCCATTCTTTTTTAAGAGTTTGTTCTGCATTAATTCTACCTTGTTCAGATTTTGAATTTAAATCTTCAATATAATTTTGCGTCATATCGTTATAAAAATTCATTATCGCTTCTGCTTGTTTAGGTAATAAACCATTTTTATGTGCAGTCTCTTTAAAACCTTTAAGAGCATTTTCATCAATGTTAGAATTTTCTTTTAAATTAAATTCATAAGCATCTGGGTTTTCGGGTCTACCTAATTTACTATAAACTGCTTGCCAATCTTCATCCGTTGCAAATTTATTAGGAACAGGAATTTTATCCGCTCCTACTAATTTTTGTGCATGGATATAAGATTTAGCTAATCCAGGTATATCTTGTATAGACTCTAAAGCTTTTTCAGCTTTTAAATCATCTGGTAAACTATCTTTCCAATTAGAAATTTGTTCTGTTATTGGTGGTGTATTACTTAACTCTGTAACATTATTGTCAGACGCAACTTGTGGTTCCGCTACCTGTGTTTCGTTACTCATGGTTTTCTCCTTTAGGGTTTTTGTTTATTATTGATTTAATAAAAAGAACAACTTGTCTTTGTCCTTCTCTGTAAGATGTTTCGTGCGGGTCTGTTGAAAAAGATGTGTGATGCACGTTACATCTTTTTTCTAAGTCTTTTAGAACGGTTTTACCATCTTCTGACTTAAAAACTCTTTGATATGTTTTTGTTAATTCAGCTATATCTTTTTTATTCACCTAGTACCTTAGCTAACGGTGCAGCTTTGTTAGCAATTTCAGCTTGCTGCATATCTTGCTGCATCTGTTGTTGTTGTGCTATTTGATTTTGTTGTTCAGCTCTGATTTGTTCTACTTCAGCTTTTGATTTTAAAACTTTAGCAGGAATACCTAATACATCTTTAATATGACCAACCAAATTATCAGTATCTAAGTAATCAAATACAGGTGCAACATTTTGTAAAGAACCCATAATCTCAATACCTCTCATTAAAGAATTAAGTTCACCAGTTTTCTGAGCTTTTGCTAGTGGTGATACATATTCAATCTCAATATTTTGAGCGCCAATAAATTCAGGGATTTCTTTAAATTTTTTATTTCTAAGTAAAATATTAAAACATCTTGTAATTAATGGCTGTAATAATTCTGATTGTAGTCTACCAAGCACGGGACCAAGTATTCTCATCTTTTCTTCGTTTCTTTGGATAACCTCAGTCGCGGTCATTTGCGGTCCTTGAACAGAGATTAGTTGGTCAACAAAGAAGTTTTGTCTAATCGCATCCCGTCTTTGTTCTTCCATTTGTATACCCACAGGATTGTTTGCACCAATATTTAATGGTTCAATTCTTTCTCTGGTTCCTGCTCTGTAATAGTTTAATCCTCCTGGTACTGTTCTAATAGGCATCATAAACCCGTCATCTGGAACCATTAGTGGTGGGTCGATTTGTTTTTGCGCAGCTTTGATAGAAGTTTTAGACATTAGATTTAACATCTTCACATCTGGTAATGCGTTCATTGCTGGACTTCTACCGTATGTTTCATTCGATGATTTTAAATATCTAGGAACTGCATACGGAAACTCTTTGAAGTTTTTTTCTGATAATAAAAAACCAGATTCTTCGTGAACATAACAAGATACATATTTGTTGTTTGTATATTCGGTTGAAGGGTAAACACTATGAATAATACTAATATTATCATACGGTGCTTTATTAAATTTTTTAGCTAATTCTTCTGGTAAGTCTACTCCTGGAAATGCGTTGTAAATGTTTTTAGCTTGCATTTTAAATTTACGAGTTAAGCTATCAACAAAACCTTTTTCATTTTCAGTTATATAAATTTCTGAGATATGAATATTTTTAAATCTTAATTCATTCTCATCATCATCTGCAATAAATAGAGCTGCTGTACCAAATGCAATAAGGTCATGGTATAATTCAAAAATTTCTTGTTGGAAATTACTTCTATTAAAAGCCTGGTTAAGAACTCTTGTGCAATCTTCTAACCATTCCATTGCTTCATCTTCTTGGTTTAACTCATCATTTTTATATTTTAAATAAAACCATGGTGAAACTGTATTCGTTAACATTCCATGTAAAGATGCAGCTAATAATTCTAGAGAATGTGTTGCAGTACCATCAAAAATTAATTCGTGTCTCTTATCCCCTTTACTTCTGTTCTTAGTAATATCTGCTTTTCTAGGTAACATATAATCAGCAACATCCTGCCAATGACTTTCCCAGTTTTGTCTTTCAGTTCTAAGAGAAGCATATCTCTCTAAGATCATTTTAGCTTTTGGTGTTATCTGCATTTATCCTCCAAATTAATTTACCCTAGTAATTTTTTTTTTGTGATTAATGGTTCTGAACCACCTAATCCCGTTGATTGTGTTAATATAGTTTCTTTTCGACCTCTTTTTTTTACTCTTAAAGCTTTTTGTTCATCTGTTAACTCTCCACCATAAGCTGAAGTAGATTGACTAACTTCTGAAGTGGTAGGTCCATTTGGTGCTTGCGCAACCGCTGCTTTTTGAACTTGTGTTATAACCCTTCTGTCATCTCGTCTTTGTGCAATTGGATTACCATAAGCATCTGTTGTGTTAGAACTTCTTTTTGAAAGATAGTCTTTATAAATACTTTCTTGTTTATTTCTGCTTAATTTAGAAAATTCTTCTTTACTATAACCAATATTTTTTTTTGCTCTTTTTGAAGTTAAAACTTTATCTGTAAAAAATGTTCTAGTTTTTTTAGCACCAGCATCAAAAAGTGGTTCAAATGGTCTTAACATTAATGGTCCACCTTGTTTTTTTGTATATGGATTATTTATAAACAAATCCATTTTAGCAGCAGTATCATTTTTCTCTCTTGGATCAGATAATGTTCCAGCAGTTACGGATTTTGTTTTTGAGCTTCCACTATCTGTTTGAGAATTAGGTCTAGTTGAAGTTTTAACGGGAGAAGATTTTTTAGTAGAAGTAGATTGTGTTCTATTTCTTGCAGCACCTCTTTCTCTAGCTGTAGACCCACCATAATTTTTTGAAGCTCCGTAACCGTATGGCATTTTATTCTCCTAGTAATGTTTTCTTTTTAATTTTTTCATCTTCATCTGCTAGACCTCCTGGACCCGTCAAAATAGTTGATCTTCGTCCTTTTCTAGCACGCATAATTTTTTCCATTTTTTCTCTAGCTTCTTGTTCTCTTTCCTCATCCTCAAAACTTGGCGGCTCGGGAGCTGGCGCTGGAGGTGGTGGTGGAGCAGGTATATCTGGTTTTAAAAATCCCATATTTTAATCCTTATAAAATTTTATATTCTGTAATAGCATTAGGAAATCTTTTATTCAAATTTTCTTGATTTGGCAACTCATCAATTGCAATTGCCATATATCTAAAAGCATCATTCGCATGGCTCGACCAGTCGTGAATGGGTTTATTTGAGAACATTCTCATCTTCTCATTATACTTTCTATGATAATGTCTAAGCGCATCTATCAATGGTCGGCAGTTTCCAAGATCAATATAGACTCTAGGAAATATCATTTTAGCAGCATGAATACCGTCTTCGAGCGGTAATTTGGGTAAAATTTTAAAATTAATACCTAGTTGGTATGCTACCTCGCGCCTTGTTTTACCAGAACTAAATTCAGTAACTTCAATATCGTGCGGTGCATAATGATGTTCGTAAAGATAATCTTTTTGTTTTATGATGTTTACATAGTGAGGTAAACCTTCTCGATTGTTTTCATAATAATCAATTATTCTAACAGTATTACCTAGTTGTTGAAAAAAAATAATAGACGTGGAATCTCCTACGCCGATGTCCCAAACTGTACTCACTAAAAGACTTGGGTCATACTCAATGCTACTTATCCTACCTTTATCTTCCGCTTGCTTGACTAGATTGCCATATACAGAACCTTCTATGTTGGCAATCCAATCACATTCAAATTCTTGTTTATATTTAGCTTCACCCATTTGAGCTAGCGCTGCATCTAATTCTTCCTGGTCAATAATTTTAGTTTTAGATACTGGTGCTGTAAAGGCTAGCCACTTCTCATCTTTCATAGCATGCTGATAAATTTCGTAAAAAAAGTTTTGCATCCCAGCGGGTGTACCTATGAAATAACAGAAACCCTTACGATCTGATAATGCAGGTCTTAAAATTTCATTCCAAAGTTTAGGGTCTACTTGAGCGGTTTCGTCTATACACACCCCGTCTAAAAATATACCTCTTATGCTTTCTGCGTTTTCACTTGATAACAATGTTATACGGGAACCATTAGGTAGGTCGCATCTTAATTCTGTCTCATTGTATTTTGTGCCAGGTATCTTAGCAGTAAATTGTTTAATATAGTCCCATGCGATGGATTTAGCTTGCTTATAAGTCGGAGCCACGTATGCAAACCTTGGGTTTTGCAAAGGGTGCATGAGAGCTGCTTTTATTAAATGATTTAAAATACAAACGGTCTTACCAAATCTTCGGTGACAATTTAGAACAGCAAATCTATGTTGGTCTAGCAAGTCGTGAAGTTCTTGTTGTTGAGGTCTAGGTGTATATAATTCTATGTGCATTAGTGTATTGTGGGTATGGTGTCGAATAAGTTATCTTTTGTTTCATAATTCATGCCAGACTTTGTTAGCATATAACTAGCAAATGCTTCCGCAATATCAGAGTTTTCAAAACCATGAACATGTATAACAAGACTATTAGTTTCTTTGTCTACAAATGCAAGTGTTGTTAAGTTCTTATCTATTTTAGGTTTCTTGTTTTTCATAGTGTTGTCTGTCTGTGTGTCTGTAACTCAAAGTCCCAATATATATATATTGCGACCTGCGACCAGTTTAGCGGGTATAGTGGCATTTTTGCAACACATTGTTGCATTTTTACATGCTATAGATTGTGTCTCAGATACAATACCCGCGCCAACCGTTCTTATTCCTTATTAATATTTGTTGATTGTGTTTCTTTTGTGTGTTCTTGTTTTGTTCGTACTCCATAACACACGCGCGAAACTCTGTCCTCGCTAACCAAAAAACCAACAATCAAGACTTTTTATTATTTCGTGCGAACTTGGCTGCTGCTTCTTTACTGCCAAACCCCCACTTTTTTAAAGCAAGAGCAAGACGCGTTGGCTCACCATTTGGTTTCTTCATTGGTCCATCCATCCCAGCAAACCTAGCTGCAAAGCTCACCCGTCTCGGGTTCTTACCTTCTTTGACTGGAGCTTTTAAGTTACTTCCTTCTTTTTTCTTGAAGTA